CCCAGTAGCCCAATTGGCAGAGGCAACGGATTCAAAACCCGTCCAGTGTGAGTTCGAGTCTCACCTGGGGCACAATTTCTCCCCCGTCCCCGACCAGTGTAAATGCTGGTCAGGCGGGGGTTTCTCTTTCTTGACTACCCCCGCTCGTTACGTCTCTTTAAGCCTGTTTTAGTCCCTTATGTCGTGGGATTGTCGTGGCGAAATCGCGCCACACAAACACAAAAAGACCCCCACCACGGGAGCTACGCTCAACCATGGTGGGGGTCTGGGGGCAACGCCGGAACATTCGGGGCAACGGGGGATAGTTCCGACAAAACCTCACATTAATCCGAACCAGCGCGTTTGTCGCGCCGAGCCCGCATCCAATCATCAAAAGGCAACCACTCCGGAATCGGCGGCTTCCACCCATACTGAGCATGCATCACCAGCACACGATGCGCCCACCCAGTCGAATAAACAATGTAACTCTTCGCCTCCTCAAACTCGTTACGAATTGAAGCCTCACGCCGACGCGCATCCTCACGCTCCCCATCGAAATCCGCTCGAATTTCTTCCAACTGCACATCTAGCGACGCAATCTTCCCCTTGAGGTGCCGAACGGTGACTTCCTCCAGCGCTCGCTCCTGCTCGATCGACCGCTGCTGACGTGTACGAAACCACGCGACAACCCGCCCAAAAACCCATAGCTTTTCTGCTGACTCACGGGAGAACACAGCCAACGGGCCAAACGCCAAAGCAAGCAGAACCGCAATAATCGACCAACCCGGTGAATCGGGGAAATGGCTCGTAAAACTCTCCATCAGCTGTCACCCCTTGCCCGCTGCATAACACGGGTCCCCCAACCGAAGCATGCCCACAGCACAGCAGTGATGATCAAACCACAGGGAGTACGCCACCCATCCCATGGCCATGCCGTGATGGTGCCGGGAACGTCAAGCTCCGCGAGCTCGTGCCAAAAAGCGCGGAATGAAGTGCCACGCTCCACCATCTTCAACATCAGACCCCACGCCAACGCCGCATACATCGACATCAGCAGAACCGAGCCCCAGACGATAGGGTCTGCACGTCTACGCCACATGCCCACGGCAACTAGCAACCCACCTAGACAGAATCCGATACCCCACGCCCACAGCGGCATAGCCTGCTCGACAACGGTCAGGCTCGCCGTAGTGTTCTCCTTATCTCCGGTGACATAGTCCAGGCCACGATTCATCGCCTGGAAAGTCATCAACCCCAGAATTAATGCCGAAATATCCGACGGCATCCCCGGTCGCCAGTCACCTTCTCGGATCATGCTAACCACCCAAACCCGGATAAGTGCCCTCTTCCACCACCTGCTCCACGACGTCCACGGGCTCGCCAGTATCCTCACCAACCGCGGCGTGGCGAGGCACGTAATTGGCTTGCGCGTTCCAGGTATTCGCCGCTGCCGCGATCGACGGAAGGGCTGTAACAATCGGCGCTAGCGCAGTAGCGATCTCCCCCACTACTAGCGAGTCACCGGAGGGTTGGTCCTTGCTGTTTTGGTCGGGGGCTTTACCCAGGTTCGCCGCTGCTGTACCGCCCGTAACCGCCGCACCAGCGCTTGCCAGAGTGCCCAAAACGTGTGCCACGTCGCCATACCCTAATGTGGCTGCAACGAAAGCGCCCAGGCCGATAAGACCAGATCCGACATAAAGCACTAAGCGCACCCAGCCCATTGCAGTAAGTTTGTTAGCCACGGGTATTACCTCCCTTCGATGTTTTTGGCGATGGTTTGAAGGGCGTTTTCGATGCTGGTGAGACGCTTATCAAGCTCCCCCACTTTTTCCTTGGTGATAAATGCGTGCGCGTCGATGTTCATAAGCGCATCGATCGGTCGCATGTTGACGACAGAGCCGGGGACGCGGGAGCCGTAGCGTCGGTTGATTTGGTCAAAGTCAGTCATATTGTTCTCCTTATTGAGTTTGCTGTCTGGGGCGCCGTAGAACAGAGTGTGTAGCTGTTGTTTAGTGCCTCGGTAGGCATTGACGTCCACACCAGTGCGCCACCCGTCCACCAGGCCGGTACTCCCGTACTGCCACAACGACGGGCGCTGATCACCCAACGGGTAGTCGAACTTCGCCTTCGGAATCGAGTCCCACAGCTGCCGATACGGAGCAACGCGCGAAGACGGATAGTTTGCTAGCCACACCGCCCCGAACTGCGCTGTCTTCGGCTCGCCACCGCGGATACGCCCCTCCCAATACGGGATATAGCTGTACACGCCGACGACACGGACACCAGCACGCTCATACAGAGTCTTGCAGTCACGAATATCCCGCTCGGTAAGGGTTCCACCGCTGGTCTCCACGTCAATCCACACCGGTCGCCGGTGCCTGTCGCCCATCACGGCCAAAGAAGCTGACACCTGCTGCGCCACAGTTGTCCCCTCGCTCGGAGCACGGAGGTAGTGATACGCCGCCGTAACCAACCCCGCGCTCTCTGCGTCGTCGATATGACTGCGGTACGCCGTATCTCGGTGCGTGCCATCGGTGGTGCGGGCAATCACGAAGTCAATGCCTCTAATTCCGCCCAGGTGTAGCCCATTCTGGTGCTCAGATACGTCAACGCCGAAGATTACGGATCGGTGGTGGGTAGGCTTCTGGGGTGCGTCACCTTGCCACCCTGCACCCGTCAGCATCCTCACCGGGTCGAGTCGGTTTGCACCGGGCGGTGACCAGACGAACCGATGCCACTCGAGGTGCAAGTGCGGGGCAACCCCACCGTTCGTGGATGGATCCGGGTTTATCCGAGCAATACGCTGCCCCTCAGCAACCCGCTGCCCCGGCGACACCTCCGGAATCACATGGCCGTAAACGGTGTAGCCACCGCCGACCTCGGATGGATGATCAATGGTGACCCACTTCCCGAACCCAGACGCATTACCTGCGTACTGCACGGTCCCAGCTTTGACTGCATACACTGGCCGCCCACCACTACCGCCACCACACCCGAAGTCTGTTCCCCAGTGAAAACCGCCTTCACGTGGTCCAAAGCCAGACGTGACGTAGAACCCTCTTTCTACAGGCATAGTCGTCACAAGCTTTTCCTCCTATTACATGGAAAATCCCTCCAACCGGCAGGCTAGAGGGCTTAATTTCTTGAGGCATTTACGCTATCTGAGCATTACCGGAAACCGTATTACTCCCCGCGTTAGCAACGTCCGTCGACGATTTAATGAGATTCCCTGTGACAATCGACTGACTCGTGCCATACAACTCGATACCTATAGCCCCACCGTGAATACTGTTCCCGGTGATGACACAAGCCTCAGAATTAACAATCTCCACCACTGTATTGTCCGTGCGACCTGTTGTAACAAGGTTATTAGAGAAAATCAGTCCCGGAGATTTCACCGAAGCGAACTGCACGACGGGACTGCCTTCTTTTTGCTTGGCACGAATAATATTTTCACAGAAAACAAGCGCGCCGGTGGTTTTAGTCGACGGACAATAAAGTGCCCCTGAGTGTCCCGTAAAGGTATTTCCACTCACGCGAATATTCTCAAACGCGATCTCAGCAACACTTACTGAATTATCAACAACCGCCCCATCCTCAGCATGCATGATGTTATTCACGATGCTGAAATTCGCAGCCCCAGTGCCGATATGATCAAACTCACCTAGGAAGAGAAACGCCTTAGCCACAGACCCCGGCACACAGCGGACAACGTTTCCGCTAACAACTACATTCGTTGACGGGCCAGTGATCCCCAACGGGCCTCTCCGCGGCGCCCATTTCTCGCCCTGCAAATCCTGCGCCGTTGCGGTCCAAAGAACAGTATTTCCTGAAACCGTCATGTTCTTAGCCCCATTAGTGGCGTTGATCCCCCACCATGTGGAATCAGCGACGATATTTCCGGTGATTGAGCACTCATTCACCAGCTCGTCGGTGATACCGCGCCGGAATTGTCCCCACACAATATTGCCAGTAATGGTGGCCATAGAATCTGGGTAAGGGGCATCGGGACTAGCGGGTGGATTGTTTCCCAGTGACTCCACGTGAATGCCAACGCGAGCATCCGTGCCTCGCTCGGCATTCACAATGTTGCCTACGATCACAGCCGACGATCCCCACACAGTGATCCCGTCACCTGATGCCTCAGCTCGGGCGCTCTGATCTTGTGTTTCCTCGCCGGTAGCGCCCCCGCCTACTCCCACAACGTCGCGGATGCGGTTACCGATAATTCGGAACCCACCATATTCTGCTCGGTCATCACCGGGGTCGACCGCTACTCCGTTATGGAACTTATCAACCGTGCAGCCCAGCACTTGCCCGTTATTGGCCTTGAAATAAATGCCAGTATTCTTTACACCGGTGAAGACCTTAGCCCCTAGGCGGTTAGGGTTCTCTAGAGTGACAGACGAAAAGGTCACACCATTCGCAACCACTTCGAACCCGTACCCATTCTCGATGCCATCAACCCACCGGAACGTCCCCGGCCCCTGCACCACCACATTCGCCGCCGCGACACGTATTCCTCTAGTCAGTTTGAATACCGACCCAGCTGGGAGCGTAAGAACCTCACCGTCCCCTAGCTTGTCGAAGGCGGCTTGTACGCCGGCAGTAGAATCTTCCACACCGGTCGGATCGATACCTGCTCCAACCAATGGCTTGGTTTTCGCGTCACGGGCAGCGTATCGCGCATCCAGCGCCGACTGCGTCAGGTATGGCGGTAGCACACTCCCTGCTTCGGAGGCGGCATACGCTTCACGAAGGGCCTCGACCAGCGTAGTTACCTCAGATGACACGGCTTCCGCAGCACGAGTTGCATCACCCAGCCGCGACTCAACGATCTCCACCAGATCCCGTCGTGCATACTCGTACGAGCGCCCCAGCTCCATCAGGAGCCGCCTAGTGTCTAGAGTCAGCGGCATGGCGTTCACAACCGCCTCCCAGACGGTTTTCATGCCAGTAGATGCAACGAAGCGGATGCTTTCGCTCCACCCAGCGCCCTCGAGGTAGAGCCACCCGACCCCCTCGACGACGTTGATAGTGAATTCGCCGTTGTTCCGCACACTTACTTCAACAGGTGCCGAGGTTGTGAGCTCCACACCCGGACCGGGACGGTATGTAGGCGCTTTGACCGTCAGCTTGGTCAGCTTCGCAATCGGGCGCGACGTGATATCGGCGAGCCTGCCTTGTAGTAGCAGAGTAGTAGCCATTTTTCTCCTAAAAACCTAGAGGTGTTCGCTATCCAGAATTCGGGTTTCGCTGTTCCAGCGCGGCGACTCTAGACTCAATCGCCGATACCTTTTGCTCGAGGGACTTCATACGCTGATCTAACTCCACAGACAAACTGTTGGAGGACTCTGCTGTCGACGACACATTGGCCAGCGCGCCACCGATCTGACTGCCATCATGATTAGCCGTGTTTAGAAGGTCAGCAGTCTGGGTCGCTCCGTCGATGGTGTAGTTTTGTTCGACGCCGGTTGCAGTCTTAGTTGGAAGGATTCCCATTTTCTGCTTCCTCTAGTGCTTTCAGTCTTTCGAGTCGCATCGCTTCTGCAGCTAGTGCGGACAGTTCGAGGGCAGAGAGGCTGTCCAGCGACGGTGGCACGTGTTGGTGCGATTCAGCCCTCATTCGCTCCGCATGGATCGGGATCCATGCCACTGGCTCCCCAGGGATCCCACGCCCGCCCAGCGGGTCCATTTTTAGAGCTGGACCGACCGCGAATGTCGCATCGTACAGTCCAGGTTTTGTGAATGTACCGACGAGCTTCCCCGTATGCCGTTCAAGACGGACTCCGGGTGGGAGGTGCCCTGCAACTATTCGAACTCCCGCAGAATCGGCACCTGGGATTTCGACATCCACGGGCTCCCCAACCATCACCTTATGTCGTTTCTTTAGCGTCCCAACGTCTACCGCCCACCCCACATTGACCTCTGTCTCGTCCGGAAAAGTGATCCGTGCGCCCAAATCATCAAAGATTCTCCGGGCTGCCTCCGACTCCCTGCCCTCTGTCACTAGACCGAGGAAAAGCGGAGCATAAGGATGCTCGCTGTCGGGGACGGCAGTCGGAACGATGTCTTTAAAATCCACGTGAAACCTCCACTAACCGGCTCGGCTCACAGCCAAGCGGCCAATCACAGCCCTAACATTTTCCTTGTTTTTCTGATAGAGCTCGCCAGGTGACGCTAGCGAGTCATAATCCCCTATGCGCACCGACCAACCCACGGTCTCGCCAGGCTTTGAAGTCCATGTCAGCCCACTAACATACGCTGCCCACACCACACCCCACGCGGTCACGCCGATGGTGTCGCCAAGGTCGAAGTCGCGCCCGGGCAAGTACGGATCTATCCCGTCGATAGAGAAGTCAGCGGTGACGCTGCCTTCCGTTTCGGACTTCGCCTGCCATGCTTTCTGCAGCGACTCCACCGAGTTCGCCTCACCGGTCTTAGACAATGACGTGAACTTCGACCGACCATGCCATGCAGCACGATTCTGATCTTCAAATTCGTTCAACACGAACAGGCGGTCTGCTGACATTTCGGCAGCCAGCTCAGTACCACCCTTGATAGCCTCCGCAATCGATGGACCGATACCTGGGATACCAGCCACCAACGCGGCACCGAACGCCTTAATCCCCGTCTTCGTCAGCTTGTTGACGATGTCTGGGCTCTTGCCGCCCACAAGGAATCGCGAGTCCGTGCTCTTCCGAATCTTCAGCGTGGGGCCTTCAAGCAGCGTGTACACCACCCATGGCTTGCGCCCATCAACGTTCCTGACCTCAACATCAGCAAACTCAGTCACCGACGATATGTAATCATCACTGCTGATGGTGCGTTTAAGCTGCCGGAAACCCTGGCCAATCAACCCAGCCGCCCCAGATGTCGTCGCGCGTGGCGAAAAATCAATGATCGTAGTTGGCAGCGACAGAGTCGTGTACTCGGGGAAGGGTTGTTCATCGCCAGGTAGCCACAGCCACGCGATCGGGAGCAGCCCAGCGGCCTGCCACGTGGCCTTCATCAAATCCCACGCATTATCCCACCGAGCGGAAACCAAGCACCATTCCGACTTGTTACCCGACATCACCGGGGAGCAGATGATGGGGTGCATCGTAGGATTGAACTTTTCCCACTGTGCAGGATCCGTGTATGAGTTCGTCCATCCGAAGGTAGTGCCTAGAATCGACGGCTGCTGGTAGCCAATCAGGTTCCGTCCGATCAGCTTTCTGCTGACCTTCTCCGCCGTACCGTCCTGTCGATCTTCCCACTGCAACTGAACGACCTTCGACCTATTCGATGGATCCGCCCACAACGGCAGGTGCTTTAGATGCTCAATCGAGTCAACACCCGAGATGGTCAGCGTCGCCGGCGTATTCGCATCCCCACCCTTTGGCTCAAGGTCAAGAATCTTATAGCACCGGCGGCGTAGTCCTGGGCGTTCAACAGCGACGTGGAACGATTCGTGGATGAGAGAGTCGAGACGGCGGGTTTCATTCAGCGTCCGCAGACTATTGCGCAGAAGATAATCAACGACAGGGTTTTCTACGCCCGGCGCGATCTCCCCCGGCAGCGTCATGGTCATGTTGCCAACATCTGCGAATGCCGCACCCCACTCTGCTTCTTCCCAATCCTCAATGTCCATGATGGGTTCCCAGTTCTTGTCGAGAAGCCCGACCCACTGGCCGTGTTCACGTTTCACCGCTTCACGGTGGGCACGGTGCTGAGCCCAATCAACCACTTTGAATCACCTCCAAGGGCTTAAGAAGCGCGGGGTGACCTCGAGAGTCAACCCAGAACCAAGACTGAATTCGTACTCCTGGTGTGGAGTGAGGGTTTCCCCGGTCAACACTCCACGCAGTGCTGACCATGTTGCAGAATCGACTTCACCTGCCGGCGTTGTGACCTGGCCTTGCATACCGCGGTCTAGATTGATCACCCTCTCCCCCGGCGCCTTCGACAGGTTCACCGACATGCCACTCGGCAGCGTGAATGATGTCGCCTGACCGTCCCACCGAAGGCACAAGCTCGGCGGCAGATCACCTGGGAACGCCTTAGTAAACGTCCCCATGTACGACTGCTTACTCCCTGTCCACATGCCACCGTTGGACTTCCACTGAATCTCGTCCTGCATCGATCGCAGTCCGACAAAAGACGAGGGTAGAGATGGAGCGTCGTGTAGATACACATCTATCTCCGACGTGGCACCATCGCGCCACTCCACCCTTAGTTTCCCTGGCTTGAATCGTGACCATGCGGCACGCCACCTACGGAACGCCTGCGACAGCTCCATTTCGTCACTCGTGACGAGTACCTTCAAGGTGCCAGTGATCGCGGGGACTTTCCACCCTGTCCGGCGCACGCCGTAGCGGTTGACTGACTCATGGGTGGTGAACTCTACGGTGCCATCTCCCTCACCGAAACCCTCAGCCAGCAGGATGACTGACTGTTTAGGTCTGCGGTAATCCGCGATGACGAACATATCCCCGGAGGGTGCCACGACGGTGATCGTGATACCTTCACGCTCGATCGAGCGGAAATCAAGTTCCACTTAGACCGCACCTCCTCGGGTCGTGCCCGCCACCGCAACCGATGTGCGGCGACGCAACGAGTTCAACTCCTCAGTGTTGATGTGGACTTGGCCTTCCACCCTGTCCACACGCTTCCGGAGTACTTCCTGACCATCAATGTTGATGACCACGGTCGTGCCGTTACCGTCATTCCGCCGCTTCGGCAACTCCTTATAAACCAAATCGTCGAAGGTGCGGGTTTGCTGCGGAGACAGCACACGCTCTGGGGCTACAACGTCCTTAGGCAACACGCCCTTGCCGCGCCCCACGCCACCTTGGTCAAATACCGAACCCGCCTTGCGGGCCTTGAGTACTCCATCAACCAGTTTGTGATCCTCGTCGATTCCGATCGCCGCCATACGACCGTCGTAGTCACCCACCTGAGCGAGTCGCTTGTACGACGCCACAGGACCCGCTTTCGCGGATGCAACTCCGGACTTCCTGCCAGCACTCTCAACTAGATTCAGCACATTCCGTGCGTCACCTTCGCCAATCATGCGAGCAGTTTCGGCAAGACCGAAGTCCGACTGATCCCACGCAGCAGCGTATTCCTGGAACGCAGTCTTTAGATCAACGGAGTTCTTCACCACGACCTTGGCAGCTTTATCAGTCTTCGCAGCGGCATAGATTCCGGACTTCTTAGCTAGCTCCATGCCTCGATTCATCTTCATCGCATACCGGTCAGGGAAAGCGCTGACCTGTACGCCTTGGGCGACCTTACCTGGTTCCATCTGCTGCCAGTTTGGGAACTTTCGCAGCATGGCCCGGAAGAACAGCCCGGCGGACTCATACGGGGTCATGCGTTGCTTGACGGTGCCCCACCCGGCGTTGCGCTGTTGGAACAGCCCAATGCTGTCGTGGTCGGACCCGACAGCATCATGCCGGAACTTCATCGACTCGGGCACAGCCCGGTTCGCCCACATTCGCATAGGATCACCGGATTCCACGAGGGCGACAGCCTCACCGATCATTGCACCCTTAACGGGGAGCTTATGATCCTTCGCGGAGCGGGCAATCTCACGTGCAAAAAAGTCCATCCCCCACTGTGGGAGTTTCTTCTTCGGCTGACTGCCGCCTAGCTGTGGATCCTTAGCCGCGTCTGCGGGTGACACCTTTTCCGCGGACTTCGCTTCGATAGCCTGTGCGCTCTTCGCCGCCCGCGTGGTGCGCGCTTCATCGCGCGTCGTAATGATCGAATCTCCCTTCGGGAAGAGGTCATTCCCCTTCGTCGTCAGAAGCTTCTTGGTCACCGAGTCTTTCATCCCGAGGGCTGCGAACACGCCATCCACAGCGAGATCAAGGATGGACTGGTCGCCCAGCTCCTTGGCTGCGGTAGCCTTGGCCGCGTCCTCTGGTGACAATGCCACGGTGACCTTCTCGGTCTCCGACGTTCCCGTAGACACATCAAGGGTGTCGGCATCGACAACGGTCATTCCCGCGGTGCTATCCGTAGACACCGGCGTATACTTCGGCTTCTTCGGCTTCGGCTTGGCAATCGTCCGGTAGAAAAACTCGTTGTAATACGAGTCCCATGCACCAGCAGCTCTACCGCCTACCTGACCGTTACCACGGCCACCACCCATTTCGAAGTTGGTTCCATTCGGCAGCGTGCCAGATGTGTGACCACCGGCTGGCCCTCCATTCCTGAAACCGATACGCAGGTCACCCTGCTTGCCACGCCCGCGCTTAAACCCGTTAGAGGAAAGCCACGAAGCTTCGCTCGCGGTACTGAATCGACGCGGAGCAGGGTTCTGACCGACCGCGAACGCAGCAACCGTAGATACGGTGCCAGAACAGTCGCCCCAACGTGGGTGTTGTCCGCCCCAGATGTACGGAGCGCCCTCGAGTGGCAGCGCTGCCTGCTGGCCACGCACGCGCTTTCCCTGGACAAACTTCAGAAGATCGTCGCCAGTCACACCACCATCGGCAAACGCCTGGGTCAAGCTCGGTCCACCAGTAGGGCCAAGGTTGCCACTGTAGGCACCGTCATACGGCTCACCAGTGCGCTTATCCACCAGTGTGAAACCGAACCGCTCCGCCACGTAGTTGGCAATAGCTTCGGAACGCTTGCGCTTCGAAGCTGCCAGCGGAATGTATGCCTCACCACCGGTCTCCGGCTCGCCGAACACGCGCCAGGATCCAGCCGGGGCGATATGCGCCCGGTGGTCCTCACGAGTACCACCATTTGCGAAGAAAAATCCGCCATCCGCGAACGGCAAGAATCTCTCCAGGGAATCCGGCACAAGCGATTTGATCGCGTCGACGATCCAGCCAGATGCAGACCGAATGCCATTGGCAAAGCCACTAATCAGGTCACGGCCAGCGCTCGACAGCCAGGATCCAGCGGACGAAAATGCCGACTTGATCTTTCCCGGAATCGCAGTGACCTTGTTAACCATCTCCTGGATTTTCCCGACGACCGCCGACATAGCAGATGCCACCAGTGCCTTGAAATTGTTGAAAGCGTCTCCGACCATCCGCACGATGTTCTTGAACGTGTTCATCGTGGCGGTGATCACGCCGCGGACAACGCCGGCGAGCGCCTGACCCATTTCAGAGAAGCGATTGCCGATGTTCGAAAAATTCCCTGTCAGTACGTCAGCGAGTAGGCCGACAACCGAGCGAAAGAAACCGAACACGGGATTGACCACGTTGTGCCAAATGTTTGAGATCTGCGCACCGAGGAAATTCCAGGCCGGGATGATCACAGCCTGGACCACAGACATGACCACCTGGCCAAGCGTCTGTAGCACGCTACCGAAAAAATTCAGCACTGGCATGACCATCACCGACCAGACCGTGCTGATTACCGTGCCGAATGTTTGGAAAGCTGCCGACATGAACGTCACCACAGGCTGAATCCACGTCGTATAGAACAGCATGAACCCGGTGCCGAACTCGGTCAGCTTAGCCGTGATCCAATCAAACGCCTGGATCGCCGTGTCACGGAGGTCGAAGAAGAACCCGACGATCGGGGAATCCTCCTCCACGCCAAAAGCTCTCGCCAACGCACCTGTGAAATCACCGTCGATGAAAAGGGACTTGATGCCACTAAAAGCATTTTTCACCCATTCAATCCCGGCGCCAAGCTTTTCCGTCACCCAATCCCAACCAGTAACTATGGCATTAGTGAAGCTCTCCCACATTTGGCGGCCAGCCTCGGTCTTTGTGAAAAAGGCCCACAAAGCCACGCCAGCGGCAACGATGCCGGCAACGATCCACGTGATCGGGTTAGCCAACACAGCCGAGTTGAACAGCCACTGTGCCGCAGCAGTCTTCCGCAGCATTCCAGCCAGCTTGCCGAACGCTGCGACAAGCCCGCCAGCTGCCTGCACCTTAGCCACAGCGGTGTATGCCACCGAGGCGATCGTCAGCGCGGTAAACCCTGCGGCAACACCGAGCAGCACTGGCTTAAACGGTGCCAGCCACTTACCCAACGTTTGGAAAGCAGTCGACACACCGTTCAGCACGGTCGCCATGCCGGACAGCACCGGGGTGAGTGTGTTGAACACCATCGTGGCGATCGGCTCAATCGCCAACATCGCCTGCTGCTTAAACAGCTGCCATGCTTCCGCACCATCAGCTGTCTCCTCAGCGATACCAAGAATCGTATCCTCGGTCGCGCCGGTAGCCTTCACGAAATCCTCAACGCTCAGCGCACCAGTTTTCACCGCGTCAACGAACTGTGCTGCACCGCGTGTACCGAACAGGCCGCCGGCAAGGTCAAGGGCCTTCGCCTCATCACCAGACGCGATCAGGTTGCCGATCTCCGTCACCGTATCCCGCAGTGCTTGGGGTGCGTCCTTTCCGTCCTTGGCGAAGTTCATCAACGCGCGCCCCATGCCGGCAATAGTCTTGTCCGCGTCCAGGCCGGCCTTGTCCAGTGTGCCCACCAGCGCGGCGGCATCGCCCATGTCGAACCCGAACTGGCGGAGCTGTGGTCCGCCTTTCACCGCCGACTGAGCCAGCTCCGTGATCGTCAGACCAGTCGCCTGCGAAATCTGGAACAACTTATCCATCGCCGCCGGCGCATCAGACGCAGACACACCGAAGCCCTGCAGTGCCTTGGACACTTCATTAATGTCCGCATCCACACCGATGTTCTGCAGCTGCACGAACTGTGCAGTCAGTGTTTCAAGGTCCGGGCCAGTAGCACCCAGTCGGGTGTTCAGGTCTGCCAGTGTCGTACCGATCTGCGCCATTCCCCCATCCATGGCGGGAATGGTGTCGGCGACGTTGCGGGCGGACTGCTGCAGATCAGCGAACGCGGCGCCGGAAGCGCCGGTCCCCACGCGGATGGAGTCGTACATGTCGTCGAACGCCATACCGACGTTCCACAGTGTCTCCTTGATGACGGAGAACCCGACGAACCCCTCGATCGCGGTTTTCGCCGCACCTGCCAGCGAACTGAGCTTATCGTCGAGCTGGTCGGTTTCGCTGGAACTTTCTTTCATCGAATTGGCCACGTCTTCCTGCGTGGCCTTCAACGTCATTTCTTTCGCTTTGAGCGTGTCGGTGGTGCTAGCCAGCTCCGCCCGACGCTTCTTCGCATTGCCCTCAGCGGTGGCAACCTTTTGGTTCGCCGTGTCTGCCTGCGATCGCGCACGCTCCAGCTCGCGCTCCGCCGCGGCAGTTTCCTTCGTATTCGCCCCGTACCTGTCACGGGTATCAATAAGCTTCATCTCGGCGGTGGCCACCGCATCAGCCTTAGCCTTCGCGGCGGCACGCGCCTCATCAATCTGCAGATCAGCTGTCTTCACACGCGCAGCAGCAGTCGCCTGGTTCGTCCGTGCCGTCGCCAGCGAGTCCTCCGCCCGCGACAACGCCAACGACTTCGTCTCCCCACCGTTGCGGGCAGCCTCAAGGTTCTGCTCCTCACGAGCTACCCGAACAGACGCATCCGACTGCTTGTTCTTCGCCGTCTCCAGCTTCTGCTCGGCAGCAGCGATCTGGGAGGCCTTAGCCGACCCAGAGTCGCGCAGACTGTTCAGCTTCTGCTCCGCCACCGACACGTCGGCTGCCGCCTGGGCTTCCGCCTTCCGCGCAGACCCCAGCTTCACACTGATCTGCTCGACCTTACGAGCAGAATCAGCAAGACCAGAAGCAACAGCCTCACCCGCCTTCTTGCCTCCGGCCTCGAACTCCTTCTCAATCGCCGAGCTGCCCTTTTTCGCCGCCCCGGATGCTTCCTTCACAAGGGTGGCGACAAAGCCTTTCATCTCGGCGTTAACCGGCACCCACACAGCATCAGACACGACAAACCCTCCTACAAGGAATCGAGGTAATCAGCGACTTCCTCCGGCGAATGATCACCGAAGGAGCCGTAAGACGATTGATTGACGGGCTTCGACCACGGGTATTCAGGCATGTTGTCGAAAATCGACTCGCCTTTCTTCACCCCGGAAAGCCCAGTAGCGGCGGTGGCGGCAGCCCACAGGATCCGCCAGTTCTGCGAATCCGAAAGCGTCCACGGGATGCGCCTACCATTGGGCAAATCCACCCAGAAGCACGCTGAATCCGGGGGAAGGTTTTCCACGAGAACACGTAGCTTCCTCAAGGTGATGTCACCCCTGAAGAAATCCCCCAGGATGTCCCTCCCGTAGTGGGCTTCTAGCGCCGCTTCGACTGCTTCCGCTCCGCCATACGACGCTGTGAGCGATTCAACCGAGTAACTTTTCCCTCGGGATCCAGCGCCTCATTCCGATCCAAGTACTCGCGGAACACAAGGAACCACAGGGTGGACGAGCCACCGCTGGTAACAAACTTTTCGTACTGGTCATCGCCCATGTACCAGGCGGCGATGTCCGGCTCCCACTCCAACCCGGCCAGTTCTTCCTTGTCCTCGTCGGTGAGGGTGAGTGGGTCCTGGAAGGTGTAGGTGTCGCCCTTGAAGTCGAATGGGATTCGTCCCTTTTCGGAGCCGGTTGCTTCAGCGCGCTTCTCAATCAGCGCATCAAGATTGATATTAGACATGGCTGGTCCCCTTTCAAAAGTCTATGTGTGGCTGGCCCTTTAGTGCGAGGGTGGGGTTGTGAGGTGCGGGCGGGCCAGCCATACGGTTCCCGCACCCCACCTCAAAATTCGTTAAACCGCGCTAGGCAGCAGCAACGTCAACGGTGAACTTCTTCGTTGCGAACAAGCCAGCGTTATCAGTGACCTTCACGGTGAACGTTGCGGTTTCGGCAGCAGTCGGCGTGCCCGTAATCGCACCGGTAGAGCTATCCAGCGCCAGGCCCTTGGGCAGCGCGCCGGACTCAACGGAGTAGGTGTACGGGGAGGTGCCACCGGTAGCTGCAACGGTCGCGGAATACTCAGCGTTCGCCGTGCCCTTGGCCAAGGAAGCGGTGGAAATGGTCAACTGCTTCGCACCATCAGTGGTGGATGAAACGGCACCGCCGTTCGCCCAGTTAGCGTTCATCTGCCAGTACGCGGTCTTACCAACAGCCTCAGCAACGGTGCCCTGGTAGTCCTCATAGGAGGCGGGGAACGAGGTGTACGTGACCTCAAGGCCGAACATCTCATCCTTCTTGAACACCATCGATCCACGCTCAGTGATCTGCGCATCCAAAAGGTCAAGGCGCAGAGCCTTGTCACCGTCAACAACATCGATATGCAGGTGCTCGTGAGCGAACTGCGGGAGCGCATCCTCGTAGAATGCGTAGGAACCATCGGACTGCTCAGTAAGCGCGTCCTTTGGTACGCCGAGGAACTTAGCAAAGTTCTCAACCCCGGACTCCCACAGCACCATCTTCACGGACTTCACAGCCTTCGTGATATCGGTGCGAATGGCAGACACTTCCTGCCAAGGAATGTATTCCTGCTTGTCCTCGTCGAAGCTCAGCTCCAACCCATCCGGGGAAATATAGCCGAGATTGTAGTGAACGTCGGTGTTGTACTTGGTGCCGACCGGCACTGGCTTCGTGCCAAGCGCGGAGGTGCGAACCGCGCCGGTCATACCAACGCGCGCCTTACGCGCATTGAAGCCTTCAAGGGTCTTCTGTTCCATTGGTTTTCGTCCTTTCAAGACAAGTGTGTGCATGAAAAACCCGCCCTGGGACTACCCAAGGCGGGGAAAGAATGGCCAACGCCTACGGCGCCATGACCATCAGATCGACTGTCGCCCCGAGGACTCGGAGCTGCGGATTAATATCCTCACGAGTTGAAAAACGCGGACAATCCACGCTCTTCACCCCACTTCCATCAATGTGGGGCAACTGGTGGAGAGCTGCCCTCACGCGGTCAGCAACCGGCGTGCACTGCGCACGGGACTCACCAACCACCTCCACATCGAAAGCGATCAGGTCTGAAACCTGCTCACCAGTGTCACCACCCCACGGAACGACCTCACTGCCCGGGAGCAGATCAATCACCACAGCGGGGAGCTGATCATCGAGCAAATCAGCCGGCGGGAGATGATCCGCCACCCAATGCCCTTCCAACACCTGCCCAACAGCAGTGACAGCGAGTTTTAGAATGTCTACATCGTTCAACGCCGAACACTCCTTCCTGCCCGGCGCGCTATACGCCCGGCACGTCTAGCATCTTTCTCGTCAACGCTTCCGATAATGTCCACACCGCAGCGCCCATTAGCATGTGCGTGCTCACGAATTTGCACGCCCGCGACAATGCCCGCACGGTTAAGATCACGACGAATGAGGGTCGAAATTCTCGAGGCACGTTCCTGAACCTTCGCCTTCACTGCGGATGACTGCATTACCTGCTGGAAAATGGCGTCGGTATCAAGTTCGATTCGCGCCACGGTAAGCCTCCAAATCCACCTCGGTATGCGGAAGCAATGGTCCCCGCCAGTGCTCTGGGTCGCCAACTACCCAGGTTCCACCAACGCCGCCGATTACCCGGATGCGGTCATTTGACTTCAAATCCTCGATCAAGTGCCCAGGCTGTGAGTACAGGCGCCATCGTGTGGTGATGAGTTGGCTCTTAGCCCCTTCATCTTCACTCGTTGAGACCTGTTGCACGCTTACTGGTGCGGAAACAGGGATCACGTTCGGATGTTCAAAGTCAGTGACCGTGCCGCCGTACTCGCCAGTGCGGGCAGTGGGTCGCAGGATTTCCACCCGTTCGGTGAATATCAGCTGCATCATGGCCACTCCCGTAGCTTGTACCGGTCGATCACACGCCACTCCGTGGCCACAGGCATGACGTTCCCCCCGGCGCCACCACCAGATGGGGCGCCGACGCTAATGCCACCAACACTGACGTTTCCACCAGTGCCGGCGAGGACAGACCTCCTGACGATCTCCGCTACGACTCGGAGAATGTCTGAGGCGTCATCAAACCCATGACGCAGAGTGACCTGCACAGACCTAAACCGTGATGGGAATTCGCCGTCGTACAGCTCCAACATGCCCGAAGCCGACCATCCATAATCAGACGACTCAACCACAACACCTTGTACCCGTACTTCGGAGACTTCCTCAACGTGCATCGTCGGCAAGCGCAGTAGCTCCCCACCGAACGCATCAACCGTAATGGTCTCATCCACGACGGGGAACACGTGCCAGCCACAGATACGCCTGATCGAAGCCAACGCAGAGTCGATCATCTGCTGCAGGCCAGGAGTTGAAGCTGGGACCAAGCCACCCGACAATGAAGAAACCACCTCCGGAGTGAGTTCCGGGGTGGTGTTAAGTGGCTCGGTCACGGCTTATGCCTCCTTCGTCTCGGCCTTACGCTGTTTGTTCGCAGGGGTCTTGGCCTTCGTCTCAGGCTCGTAAGGAACAAAGCCCATATGTTGGGCAGCCACGTCGCTCTCGGCCTGAACTACGTGTTCAACCCCGTTTTCAGCGATACGCTTGTAAAGCTTCATTAGGAACCAGCTCCCACGGACAGCTTCACGAAAGCGGATGGGTAGCGCACGGCCAGTGCCAGACGCTCCTCCGCACGGATCGTCACCTTGTTAGAGGTGAAGTTGTCTGCGTGAGTGTTCGTAGCCTCGACGCGAACACCGCCCTTGCGGTACACAGTGCCGCCAAGTCCGAACGCGCCAACGAGAATGGTTCCCTTGTCAATCGCTGGGGTGACGATGGTACGCAGTCCCCACAGACCTGGCTGCTCCATGACAGTGCCGTTTCCGTAGGCGCCCTGGAAGAATCCTCCACCGTAGTACTGGTTGTTGGAGTCCTTAGCCAGGCGGATCGGCTCGTAGTCTGCTGGGTTAATCAGCACACCGTCAGCGGTCAGCTCGGTAGCGGTGGAGATCTTGGTGGTCGCGGAGAACACCTTGTCTGGCGCTTCTGCGATAGAAGCGGCGGTGTCTACCTGCACGCCGTCACGGTTCAGCAGACCCTTAATGTTATTGCCACGGCCATCACCATTGAGCAGCTGCTTCTCCTCAAACACTGCCAGCTTGTACAGCAGGCGAGTGTCAATCTCGGACTTCAGGAACGGCAGGTCCTCCAGGAACTCGTCTGTGATGGTGATCCATGCCGCGATCTTACGCAGCGGATCGGTCACAGCTGTGGGGTTCGCAACGTGAACCTGTGGCTTCTGGCCACCCTCAGCCACGGTTTCGAAGTCGCCTTCAAAAGCGCCCTCAATAAAGTAGCTGATCGCGTTGCCGGAGATAGTGCCGGTGCCCAGCAGGTCAGCGACAACTGGACGTTCGCGTTTACCGTGAACAACGGTACGGTCCACGTCGGTCAGCACTGGGGTCAGTGCATCACCAACAGTGGTGACGGTGTCAGTGTTGGCCTTGAACTCAGGTGCGGAAACGGTGGAGTTGGAGCGGTCGCGCAGCTGGGACAGGTCATTGCCCGCGGCCTTCACGAAATGATCACCCAGCGAGCGGGCTGCTGCTTCCTTCTTGGAATCTGGCATTCCCTTGAACAGGGACTCGAAGTCGCCGAAATTCTCAGCGGCCTTCAACTGCAGGTCAAGGCCCTTCAGCTCTGCCTCAATGTCAACCAGGCGCTTTGCCTGGTCGGGGGTTGGAGAACCTGCGGACTTAGCCTGGGTGATGATCTTCAAACCTTCGTCGGCCAGGGTAGCGCGACGCTGCTTCAGCTTATCCATGGTGAATATTCCTTTCGGTTAGTCGCGCCCGATGGCGCGGAACATGGTTTCAAGACGGGCGAGGTCTGCCTTTGGCTTGTCCTCGTCGTCCTCTTCTTCTGGGTTGGTGGTGTCATCCTCGCCCGACTCGTTAGTGTCGGTAGCAGAAGACCCCGCGCCATCTTCGGCTGCGGGGTCTGGGTTTTCTGCAGGTGACTCCTCATCATCGGGTGGGGTTGACTCCCCCGCGATGTCCTCGAGGACTGCCACGAGGCGCTCCATCAGAGCCTCAGGGATCACTGTTGGCGACTTCACCGCCAGAATCTCTGTCTCTGGGTTCGCGCCTAGTGGCACGACGGACACTTCGTGGAGTTCCACACTGTTGAGGTAACGGACCTTCTGCCCGTCGATCTCGCCATCTTCCACACTGTTGGGGGAGAAAGCGAAGCTCATTTCACGAACGCGCCCCTGCTTCAACAGGCGGTGCACATGGGCACCCTTCGGCGACTCTGTGTCGATCGTGCACACGACCTTGAGGCCGTGATCGTCTTCCTCTGCGGATTTCACCAAACCAATGTTGTAGTCAGGATCAATCATATTGTGACCCCACAACAGTGGAATCGGGGCGCCCTTTTCTTCCCAAGCCTGCAACGACTCGGCGAATGCGCCCTTACGTACAACATCGTTGTAGGAATCGATGTTGCCGAATACCGATGCGTAGGCGGTGAACTCGGCGCTCTGATCGCTTTCGCTCACCGCCTTGATTTCGGCGGTCATGCTCTTAACATTCATTCTTGCTCCTCTCCTGCAGGTAGCTGGCTAATAGCGGCTGGCTGACCCTGGTCTTCCGCCTCCACCTGCTCTTGGCCACTAAGCCCAAGGTTGAGTGGTTGGAATAGGCGGTCGCCGTCCTCTACCGACGGCAGATTCTGACGAGCTCGCGCTTCATTCACAGTCAGCCACGGGCCGCCAACTGCGGAGCCAAGCACATTGGATTCCTCTTCAAAGCTGCCCTGCAGCTTCTCACGGAGATTGAACTCCAAATAGATGTTGTCGATGTTGCCGTGCTGTTCCGCCAAATACGGGCGATCCTTCACATACCGCACGACACGGGAATTCAGCTTCTCACTGATCTGCTTCAACAGCGGCCCCAGAGTGTCGCCATACAGGGACTTGCGGAACTCTTTCACGTTGGAATAGTTCGCGTTGTCCAGCAGGCCGAGCATTGTTGGGTTGACGTGGTACACGCCAGCAACCGTTGTCAGAGCCAGCTTAGAGGCTTCCACATATTCTTCCTCGCGGGCAGTCACGGAGAGCTTGTTCCACTCCATGCCATCCTCAAACACCGGCACGCCACCGGCCTGCGACCCACCCTCGCCGGTGAAAGCCGCTTGGAAATTCCGTTTAAACCGCTCGCGAGCTTCAGGCGTCCATTCTGGGGCGTCCTTTGGTCGGGTGACATACGAGCCCACGCGCCCGCCACGCTTCCACATCTGCAGGCGGAAAATCTGCGCCTGGATCTGCTCTTCCAGAATAACCCGCAGCGCTTCAATCGGTGACGCTCCGAAACGTTCATCCTCGGGCGACCAGCCATGAATACGAATCAAATTTTGCTCGGGGATGATACGCCCGTTGTCATCGTCTCCCGGAAAGCGGACGCGGGCACCGCGGATGTCGTAGGCATCAGCGTCAATCCATTGCAGCAGCCAATCCCGCGGAATATGACGGATAAACAACCGCTCACCATCGTCTGCTATATACAGCAACACCTCGTCATACAGATCAAAGGTGGATACCAGGCCAAACATCAGTTCGTACCACGTCTGATCAGGATTCGGCTCACGCAACAACTCACCGATAGGTCCCGTTCGGACACGCTCCCGCCCGCCATCAGGCTGATGCTCCAACGCATGTAGCCCAATCTGGGCGACATTGCGTGCCCTAAAGCTCACGACCATCCGCAGGTAGGGCTGCGAACGCCACAAATCAGCAGGCGATTGATTCCGCACCTGCATCAGAAGGTCGTTCATATACGCCGAAATAATCGGCGCCTGAAGTTCGCCAGGCTCAGGAAGCGTAATAGTCTTGCCAAATCCAAGCCACTCGCGAATACCCACAGTCCAACCTCCTTTCATGAGGTGCTAAAGAATCATCAGCTCCGACTCCTCATAGGCGGAGCGTTTTGGCGGCTCGGGCTTAGGCTGTGAAGCCAGCCATACCGCCGCAGTCGCCGCAACAATCGGCGCAACGTCACCAACAGACTTAGATCGATCCCACATGAATGCATCCCCCGCCCGCCTGTCCTGCGCACCAGTAGCAGCAGCATCCAACGCAGGCTGACCACGATGGCGGAGCTTACGCTGAACAACCATGTCGTAAAATGCCAGCGTGCCCTGCGTCAGATCAGGGCCCGCCCACTCACGCACCGTCACCCCCGCTTCCTGCAACGACGGGATCAACGTGCCGACAGGGGCACCACGGGCCTGAACAGCAACCTGGCCATCGAACCAATCCGAATCCATGCGCTGCTCCAACCAGCCCGTCACCCAGTCAATACCCGGACGAGAGGCCAAGGCCTCCACATGCCACAAACCATCAGACCGCCTCATAGCCCCCACAATGTGCGCAGCCTTCAAATCAACCGCCACGTCCAAACCTACGTGTACCGCGGCTCCAGGAGCACGACGCGACTCGGGATCCAAACACGCCGCCCATGCACCATCAGGGAACTTCGACGGCGCCAAAACATCAACCCACTGGCACAAATTCTCCGTCCGAAACTCCGGGTCAGTCTTAGCCTCACGCTCCGCTAACAAGTCACGCTCCGACATGCGGCCATGGCCAAGATCCGGATTAGCCTGCGCCCACCCCTCACGATCATCAATGTCACGATCAGGATCAGCCGACCACTCAAACAACCCCACCGTCACGTCATCCCTGCCCGACTTAATCGCATCCAACGACTTATCGCGGATTGAACGCAACACGACAGACCGCGCATCACCAGCATTAGAGCACGCGAAGTTGATACCAATCGCAGGAGACAAAGTGGTTGAGGACAACGCCGACCAGCCCGACCAGTCCTTATGTTCACGCAGCTCGTCCATGAACAACAGATTCACTGTCTTGCCACGGCCAGCACTGCGATCCAGTGCAGCGATTTTGTACACGCCCCACTTCGTCTTCAACGCTTCTGAACCATTCGTCAGGTTCGGTCGGCGCATACGCTTCTTCAAGCCAGGATTACCCTCGGACTCATCGAGCACCTCCTCCCACAATTCCTTCGCATCGTTCTTCGTCTGAGCCGCGCCCAGTATGAACTTCAATCGCTTACGGAACAGTGCCCACATGATCAGCACTTTTGCGAAATGTGTCTTGCCATTCTGTCGGGCAACCAGCAACACAATCGTCTTGAACCGCGGGGTGCCATCATCCAAGAGCTCTAGCGCATGAATTGCCAGCCACTCCTGCCAAGGAGACAACGGCTTTTTCAAGATCTGGCGGGCGAACCAAATCACGTCGAATCCCCATGACGTTTCCTCTGTCAGCTCTCGGAGCGGTGGCGTGAACAACCTCGGTTCAGTCGAACCCAACAATGTCCCACCCATCGCCACATCACCAGTCCTCGTCTTCGTCCTGATCGTCCAGACCAAGCTTCTGCCGCCCCTCGGGGTTCAACCCCAGAGACGTCAAAACCTTGTGCAGCGTCGGCATGGGACCATAGCTCACCTTATGCAGGCGCTCCTCATCACCAGAGTCCCGCGCAGCATCGATAATGTCGGCCAGCTGAAACGCCAGCTCCACATCAGCCTCGTCGGCGTAGATCAGATGCTCCGCAGCGTCCACAGATTCCTGTACAGACGCTCTCATACGCCCTGTGACAGGCTGAACGCGCACAACATCGGACAGCTGCTGCATGGTGATTCCTCCTTTTCGCGCGAGCCCCCTTTTCGCCTCGGGGGGAGAGGACGCCTCACCCCGCCGGAGGCGTCCGCGGCGTCTAGCGTTCGTGATTGTGTGGGGCTACCCCATTATTTCTCTTGCTACCATTGCTCGGATTGGTTGCCGAGAGTGTGGATGGCAGTTCCTTTGCCGCGGCTGCGGTTGCAGTTAGAGTGCGCGGCACGGAAGTTGGCGGGGTCTTCTACGAGTTCGGGGTGTGTGCTGCGTGGGTAGTAGTGGTCGAGCTCGAAGGCATCGGGGGTTTGGGGCGGAGCCGTGTAGTCGATTGGTTGGCCGCAAAGGTGGCAGGGGGTGTTGTTTTTAGCTGATTGCGCCTTGAAGCCTGCGGCGAGTTTCTTTTGGTGTCGAGTATTTGCCCAGCCCATGGTGTTGTTCACGCTCCCCTAGACATGACTTAACCCCCGTGCACCGTGGTGTTGGTGCCGGGGGTCATAGGCTTTACGCACGTAAGTGTACCACGGATATGGACAATTGCTAGGCCAATTCGAGCCTTCCATCATTTTCCCAGCGGCTAGCGGCTTTGATCGGGGTGTTTTTGGTGAGCTGGTTCTGGGTAACTCGTAGTTCCATGAGTGTTACCATTGTGGCTTCTAGCTCACGCACCTTGTTCTTTGGGATGTGGCAAAGTCGCTCGATTTCAGTGAGGTCAGGTGCGTTCTCGGGATCAAGTAATTCGATACCAACAGCAATGTCATATTGGTCCAGGTCGATCATCACCGTGTCAGTGATTTCCACTGTCCGCGCGACGTGTCGGTCAGAGAGTTCGATGTACATAGCGTTAGCTGATGTGTCATAGGTGGCCTTCATCAGTCTTCCTCTCCTGCTACAGCTGTCGTGATGACCACGACATCGTCTTCTCTCACAATGACAACCTTAATGAATCGTGTGCCAACGTGGCGGCGCAACACTACTCGCGGCGGTGGTTTTCCTGGCGATTCAATTTCGGGTTGTCTGATCGTCGTTTCGACTTCGTCTCTCGAGATATGACGTCGTTTCATCTGGTCACGGGCGTGCCCTGTGTAGATGATGTTCATCAGTTTTGGGCTAGAACTTCGAATGCCAGCCGTCGAACCTGCTCGTCGTTGATGAAGATAATTACTTCCACCAATCCTGCTGATTCAAGGACTATTGGCCCATTCACCGCGAAGACATTTGCTACTTTCCCATCATAGGTCACAGCGTCCTGTTCGCTAGAAAGCTGGAACGAAAGACGGAGATCGGATACCTGGTTGGGGGTGCGGATCTGGATCTCCATCTGTGGGTCGGGGTCGCCTTCCACCCGTCGGACTCTGCCAGCTACGCCAACGGACATGTGGGTTGGGAACTTTGTTGTAGCGACTTCAGTAAAAGAAGCGTTGATTGCAGTTAGTCGGCCGCTTTCGGCCTTGGCAAACTCGGCTAAGTACGCGTAATCCAGTTCAGCAGTCACGGTTCATGAGCGTACCTCAGTTCATTTGTTCGGTACATATTTCGTCCGTTTTCGATGTAGGCGGTGACGTGGTGGCGTGTGCACCATTTGCGGATGGCTGCGGGGGTTTTGCCGAGGGCTTGGGCGATTTCTTCGGCGGTGGCGTAGTCAGGGAGTTTCACTTCGTGTGGGTTTTGTGGGTGGATGTGGTGGCGGAGTTCGGCTTCGAGGTCTGTGAGTTCTTCGGTGAGGTCTGTGTACCACGTGAGGTCTTGGAGCTGTGTGCGGTGTCGGTAGAGCCATGCTGCCCAGAAGTTCCCTGCCGCGGCGGTCTGTGGGATGGGGATGGTGAGGTCTTCTGAGATGTTGGTGCAGAGTTCTCGGAGTCGGGTTTGGGTTTCGGTGAGGTATGTGAGTTGGGTGTCGTTGGTTGGGCTGCTGGGGCCGGTGGTGTTGGCGCGGACTCCTGTTTGTGATGTGCGGGCACAGTGGTAGCGGGCTTCCCAGACTTCGGTTTGGAGGTGGTGGAGGTGGGTGGCGAGGCGGCGGAGTGTGGAGGCGAGGCTGTCGGTCATGGGTGCTCCTTATGTGTGTGGCACTTTGTTGGCTTCGATGTGCGGAGTGTGGTCGCTGGTGATGGTGTCGATGATGTCGCTGGCGATTCCTTCGGCCTCGTCTTCGCTATGCGCCTCGACATAGGCGGTATAGGTGACGGTGATTTCGTATTCGTGCCAGTTGTTGTAGCGGTCTATTTTGCTGCATGAGTGGGTCGTGCATTACTCTCCTTCGTTCGGTTCGAGTGGGTGTGTGTCTCCGTATTCGTCGATGATCCGCAGGTCGCAGTGTGGGTGCTGGATCAGGAACGTGCGGAGTGTGCGGGTGAATAGGCTGTCGTAGTCGGATTCGTAGCCGAGGTAGCCGCCCTGGTGCGCGCGGTAGAGGTCTTCGCGCTGGTTGATCTCCTCGCGGATGCGGGGTAGGTTGCGGAGGTGCTGGCCGACCTCGTGGGCGCTTTGCAGTGGTGGGTTGTGGCTGTTGCATTGCAGGTAGAGGTAGGTGCTCATGGTTGGTTCCTGTAGTGGTGTGCGAGTAGCGCGAGGGCGAGGGGTTTCAGCTCGTCGGCTAGGGTGAATTGGCTGCCTATGCGCGGTAGCGTGACCTCTACGGTGCGCGCCATGCGGTCGGCGTAGGCCAGGGCTTCCGTATGGGTGTTGAATTCGGCTCTATGTGTCCACCACCCGCTTTTGTCCAATTCGAAAACCGTCCAGTCCTGATCTTCGGCTATAACTTTCCAGCGGTTATATTTGGTGGTCATTGCTTCTTTCTGCATTCCTCCGCCAGGTACATGTATCTGTCGGTAAATACGGCCAGGTTGTGACTGATTACGCCGGTGAACGGGAAAGCGCTTAGGAGAACGCAGATGCTCCGTAGTCGGTCTGCTTTTCGCTCGTACTTGCGCGCTTTGCGCTCCCAGTATGGTGTGGCGTTATGTCCATCAATGGCCTCCACCACAAAAACGCTTAATATTCCCATTACGACCGTTATAGATAAACCCGCGAAGAAAATTAAAAGTTCATGCACCTACATCGCCTCTAAGATCACGGTGGTCTCCTATCAATTCGGCGACTTCCGCCGCTGTGAGTTCCTGGTGGGCTTGATCCCCTGCTAGGGCGATGTGAAGACGGGCGAAAATGCTTATCTCGCCAGGGTGGTCTACGTAGAACCGGGCGGGGTTATTTTCGTCGAAGGCAGCGCGGGCGGAGGTCGAGGAATAGACAGTCTTTGCACCTCGCCTGCGCACCGTGACGATCCAATCAGGATCGGGGTATCGGGAGTGCTGTACCCGCTCGAACGGGCTGGGGTATTGGAATCCCAACCTCATTCTCCGTTCTCCTGTTCTGCTTGTGCAGCTTGTCTAGCGAGCCGTATAGTTTCCTCTCGCACCATAGACTCGCTCCACAAACGCCCCTTTGAAATCCAGCGGGGGCCGCCCTCTAGTTCCAGGGTCCTCTTCGTTCCAGGCGCTTCGGGGTGCCATGCATCGCCGAAGTGTGCCGTGTCAAACCCAATGGTGCGCCCCTCGTGGTAAGTGATCTCACCGTGCACATCGACGTCCACAGCGGGGTTCGCTACCAGGTATCCATACTCCAGCCACGGGTGCCCTTCGGGGAGGGTTACGTACCCGTTGATTGAGTAGGGACCCATTCGCGTTTCGCACTCATATCCGTACGCAGTGAATTGGTGCAATGAGTGTCCGCTCACTTTCCCATCTCCTTATCTCGTGCTCGCTTGGCTTCCTTTACGGCCGCGAGGACGGCGAGGGCGACTCGTTCGGCTTCGTCGTAGCCGAGGGCGAGAACGTCGTTGTCGTGTGTTTCGATGCAGATGTTGCCGCGGATACGGTTGAGGAACACGACTCCGTCGTTGTCGATGTCGCCCTCAATTTCGATCGAGTGGCCGGTGTGCCAGGCGCTGTAAGTGCCGCAGCGCGTTCTGTTTGTGGGCGCGGGTAGGTCGTAGGTTTTGCGAGTGGTCATGGGGTGCCCTCCTTAGGGGCTGGTCGGTAGATCGGTGCTGAATCGTCGGGTTCATACAGGTCAAAGTAGGTGACAGTGCTCTCGCCAGGGTCGGGGGTGATGAGTCCTGCGGTGTGGAGTTGGCGGACGAGTTCGAAGGTTCCTTCGCCTACTTCGTCGAGGTAGTCGGCGATGTCGATTGCGCGGTCGAAGTTGGTGACTGGCCGGTTCAGGTCATGGCTCATAGCGCGACTCCTGCAGCTCGCCCGTGAGGAAGAACACGAGGTCATCGACAGACATCGTCACCCACTGCCTGCCGGGGTCTGCTACCCCGTGGCGCTTGTGGATCACCACGCCTACTGCTGCGTCGTCGTTGCCCGCCTGCGTATGCGCTTCGGCGATCCATTGGGCGAGGTTTGGGCGGGCGGTGTTTTTGCATTCCACTACCACTCGCTCGCCGTGGGATCGCACATTGGAGATGTCACCCCGGTCTTTCGCTCCGGTTTTTACGCGGCGGTCGATGTATTCGCTGACGTTGTCGCGGAGGTGGTTGGCGATGGTGCGTTCGAATTGGGTTCCGGCTTTTTTGGCGGTTTGTCGTGTTCGGGTCATGTGCGTCGTCCTTGTTTGGTGTAGTTGGCGGTTCGTTGGTTGGTGTAGATGGTGTGGTGGTGGGTGCAGAGTCCTGGTGGGTCGTTGGGTTTGGGGTGTGGTTGTGGTGGGTTGGGGCAGTTGTGTGATGCGCAGGTGGGTGTTAGGCGGTTTGGTCTTGGGGGTTTTTCGGGGTTCGTTTCCATTTTGTTGGTTCGAGTATGGGTGTTGGGGTTTCGTGGCTTCTGTGGCTTGTTTTGGCGTGTTTTTGGGTGGGTTGTGTGTTGGCGCGTTCGCTCATTTCGTTGAATTGGTGTTGGTTGTGGTGGCAGCGCCATGAGACGCGGTTTGTGTGGGCGATGCCGTTGTGGTCGCAGAGGCTGCAGGCGTTGATTGCTGTTCGGCGTTTGCGGGCGGCTTCGACGGCTTGGTTTTTGGTTTGTTCTCGTTGCCAGGAGTCGTCGATGAGGGCGCGGAGGAGGCCGGGTCCTTTGGGGTGTCGTCGGCGGTTGAATTCGCGCTGTCCGGCTTCGATGGCGGTGTCGCTGATTCCGGCTTGGCGAGCTCGGCGCAAAGCGCCGGAAAGCTCGTCCTCGAATTCGCCGCCAGCCTTTTCCGCCTCGCGCGTGTCACCGTAAGAAGGCTGGCTACCTTTACCACCATTATCGGGACGGGTCGGGTCGGGTCGGGTCGGGTCGGGTAGAGCGGACGGCGCACGGACGCCACTCACCCCGTCCTCTTGGACGTCCTCTTGGACGTCCGCTTGGACATTTCCGCGTTTCCGCTGCTTAGCCCTCCTTTGCGCCCTCGCTTCGCGCTTGCGTTCGGCATCGTCATTTCTTCTCCGCGTCACTTCGTCGCGCGTTGGCTGGAACTCCCGCCAATCGTTGAAGGCGTATCGGCGAGCGCTCGGCGGAGCATCGTCGGCACTCCAAAGACCCGCCGCGACGAGCTTCTCCGCCTGCTTTTGAGTACCCCCAATCACCTTGATTTGACGCCAGGTAATCACCCCGTCGGTGAGGTGCCTGGCACAGTACGCACCCGCCATAACCCACAGCCCACGCGCCGCCATATCAAGTTCAAGCACTTTCGGATGGTCGTAGAACCCGTCATCGACTTTGAACCACGGCATGGTCTCTCCTTTCTAAAAGGGTGGCTCATCTCCAGCGGGAAAGCCGGTCTCCGAGCGAGTGTTCGCGGGCGACTCCGGCACACCCTGAGACGTCCTTTGCTGTCCCCCATGTGGCTTGCGGATCTCCACCTCGTTGAAGAGCATCGACGCGCCGATCTCGTGCACCTCTATCTCTTGGGCGTATCGGCGGTTGCCGTTCTTGTCCTCCCACGACCGCTGATGTAGCGTCCCCTCGACGACCACGCGGTCGCCCTTGTTCAGGCTGTTGGCCACGTGCTCGGCTTGTTTTTGCCACACGTTGCATGTGAGGAACGTTGCCTCCCCATCGACATACTGACCGGTCTCCTTGTCGTACCGGCGGGGCGTGGATGCTACGCGCACGGCTGCTACAGGTGCACCGTTCTTCGTATAGCGCAGCTCTGGGTCACTAGCGAGATTGCCGATGAAGGTGATGGGCGTGATGCCGTTACGCATTGGTAACCCCCATCTGGTTAGCGGCCTCACCCGCAAGCTCCGCGAGGCTATCCAGCTGCTGTTCTGTAGCTCCTAGCCCTGCTGCCTTATCCATCACAGCGTCCAGTAGCGGAGCAGGATCAGTGGATGCGTCCAGCTTCGAAGGTAGGGATTGCAGCATCTTCGATAGTGCTTCCACGTCCGTCTGGTGGCCGATCCACGCCATCAGCTTGTCGCCCTGCGACTGCTGCTTGGGGGCTTCCTTCTTCGCCTCCAACGCTGCCCGTACCTGGTCCATGCCGCGCTGTTCCGTCACACGTTCAGCGGTGGCTTTCACTGGCTCCGGTGTGAACGCGGTGGGTTCCTGCTCGGTGTACAAGCCCATCAGCGCGCCAGGGGCAAGGATGCGCGCGAGTTCTCCCTGGCACTTCGACCGCAGCATCTCCGTAGCGTTCGTCTTGTAGCGGCTGTTTGACCCTGCGTAGCCAGCTGTTTTCGCTCGCTGGATCGTCCAGGTGACCGTGTGGACGTGTGGGTTGCCCGGCTTCGTGCCTGCCCAGGTCACCGCCTCGTCGGAGGCTTCGACCTCCCACATACTGCAGCCAGCGTTTTCCGCTACAGCCTGCATTGCACGTGCGTACATGCCGGTCTTGCCCTTAATGACGAAGAAGGCTTCCAGCGCGCCATCAGGGTCGAAGCCGAGCGCTGCTCCGCGGATGATCGCCGCTGCAGCGTCTTCTGGCTTGTTCTTGTAGATCTCCGGGCACGCCCCGGTCTTGGTGATGAAGTCGGCGTAGTCGATGGCCATGGCTTTCAGTTCAGCGTGCTGGCGGAGTTTCTCAACACCTTTGGCCATGAGCGTCGGCTCTGCAGACGCGGGGGTGTTGTCGTTCTGGTTGGGGATTGCAATGTCAGACATGATTATTTCCTTTTCTTGTTAGGCGTATCGGAGGGTGGGGTCGCCAATCGCGGCGGCGTACACGTCAGGGCGGTCAGACTTGAGCTTGGCGCTATCAAACTTGGTGGTTTGGTACGCCGGATCCTTCAGCAGGTGCTTGAATTCGGCGGGCACCCGAGATTGGGAGAACCGACCGGCCTGCCAGGACGCGAACCGATCACCACCGATGGTGAGCTTCGCAACGTCCTTGTAGTCCGCCTCGATCCGTGCCTTCAGTTCAGCTTCCCGGCTGGTGAGAGTGGCGATTTCCGACCGGATGGTCGTCAGCTCGATGACGTGCGGGTCGTCGGCTACGTCCTGCTCCCCTTCTCCTATTCGGGATTGCTGTGCTACCAGCTCGTCCAGGAGGGTTGGGTCGGGCTCTGGAGGGACATCGTTGCCGAGGGTGTCCACGAAGCTCTTTACCGCGTCGACGACTCCGGTGAACAGGTTTTCGTCCCATTCGGTCGGGTGGATCGTGGGGACGGTGGATCCGACTTGTACGACGACATCGTGGTTGTGGATTCCGCTGATCCCCATTTGGCTGAGCGCCTGGGCGCTTTCAGCGGCGGGGACTCCTGCAGCCCACTTTTCACGCGAGTTGGACGTTTTGCATTCGATGATGTGGCGTTTCTGCCCTCGGTAGGCGACGACGTCGAGGCTGACCATGTTGTCAAACGGTAGGTCAGGGTCGGTGTAAGCGCGTTCGCGAGTGCGGTAGCCACGGGAATCACGGCGTGGGGTGGACAGTCGCCACGTCTGTGGCTGCTTGTACTGCCAGAACGCCGCGAGCGAGTCCTCTGCGAGGTGTCCCCAAGCCAGGTGGTCGCCTTCGAGCACGTCGGGTTCCACTAGGCCTGTCATTTCCTGCCATAGCTCGGCGGGCGTTTTGAACGGTGAGAGTCCGAGGATGATGGGGATTTTCGAGGCGGTGACGATCTTGCGCCATTCTGGGGTGCCTGGTGCGGGTGGATTTGAGATTTCGTGTGGCATGCGGGGTGTCCTATCGGATGTGTTTGGTGTCGTTGGTGATGCGGTCGCAGATCGCGCGGATCGACTGAGCGTGAGCGTTGATGTCGCGGCGTAGTCGATCCCCGGCTGTCCCTCTGGTGGGTTTGCTTAGCCTGCTGACCTGCGCGGACAGTTCACGGTTGCGGGAGCGTAGGAGTGTGATGCGGCGTAGCAGCTCGGTGACGTATGCCTCCGGGATGGTGTCGTGGGTCAGCATGTAGTCGTGTGTGGCGGTGACGAGCCGGTTAAGGGGCATGTCACGTAGCTGGTCGGCGAGTGATTTCATGTGGTCTTTCTAGGTCAGGAGGATCACGCAGATGAGGATCACGCCCATGCCCACGGCAAAGCCCAAGGAGAACCAGAACGGCGGGGGTGGGGTCGAATCATCGTGGTCGTAGGGGTCAATCAGCGGCATTTAGATCAACAGCTTTCCGAGGTGCCAAGCGAGCAACAGGATCGTGCCCGCGATAGTGATGGCAGCCAGAGATGCGGCGATCATGTCAAACAGATCCACCTGCTGCTCATCATTGAGCTGGTACGGAACCGCGTCATCGGTGTAGGCATCATCCTCATCAAGCCACTCGTCGATCTCGCTGATCAGGCGACGCTGCGCCCCCTGGACCGTCGGATGTGACGGCGGGATTACACGGCTCGTGATTGGTGTTTCATCGTGGCGACTCATGCGGCAACCTCCGGGAAAAAATCAAGCAACTGACGGTAGTTAATGAGGTAGCGTCCGCCCCTCACGGTCTGTGTGGCTGGCAGCTTGTCGGATGCGCACCACTGCCACACGGTTTGACGGTTCCGCCCGCTGAGTGCGGCGAACTCGTCGATGGTGAGCATCCGTTTACGCTCGCCCAGGACGGCTTCAATGTCGTCCATGAGGTCGCGGTATCTGTTACGATTCATGGGTGTTTCCCCTTTCAGGTAAGGCAACACGAAGCCCCCTTTTTCCTGTTCGCGGCAGGAGAAGGGGGCGCTTTTATTGGAACGGGGTGCGCAGCGCGCAGGGCAGTCAGAAAGGTGAATCTGCCCGTAGGAGCTTGCTTAGCCGGGGAAAGCAGGTCGGCACCGGCACTTAACGCACCCCTAGTGCCCACAGCGGGAGTCGAACCCGCCTGCACGTCACACAGCACGCGCCAAAAAGCTGGCGTGGCTGGTGATCGCGTGCAAAACCAAAATGGGCAAAAGAGTATTTGTATTCGCGCTCGTCTATTACCTCACCGGTCGGCGCAACCCGAACCAGTGGTGTAGAGCAGGGCATGCGGAATCATGGCGCATCTGTGAACCAGCGCTCACCCGCATGTCATCCCGCCCCGTAGTGTGACGGCGCTATGCACTATTCAGTTCTCAAAAAACACGGGACTAAACCCTCGTGCCCTGCCCAGGAATTGCACCGTAGGGGGTTGGTCTACCCAGGGCGCGAAACGTCACAGTGACGCTTCGTGATGACATCAGCTCGTCCAGGCTTCCCCTCCCAGACGAACCGGATTAACAAGGTGCGTTTCATGCCATGAGTGCGGCAACTTGCTCGTCGAGTTGCGCCCGCACCTTGCGGAGATCTTCGACGGAGCGGTTGATGGCATCCATGTCGCGGTGTTCCTTCAGTAGCTCGTTGCAGATGTGCGACTCGTAGCCGTGCGCGAGGCTTTGTAGGTAGTTGATTGAGGTTGTCATTTGGTTGTTCTTCTCTTGTGTTGTTCGCGGGCTCGTCCAGGCTTCCCCTCCCAGACGAACCGGACTAGCTAGGCAGCGCGACGCTGCAAGTCGGCAAATGTCAGGCAAGACCGATCGCGCATTAGCTCCGCGACCAAACGAGCGCCCGAAACCGCCGCGACCCGCGTCTCGCGCTCTTCGTTAGCCTTGCGCTCCTCATAGTTCGCCCACGCTGAAAGGTCTTCATCGGTCGCGCGCGACAAACGCACATTCCAGAAAACTGGGCGCTCATTCCCGTCTTGAAAAACCGGCACCTTGATTAGGTAGGTTCCAGCGCGCGGGTCTTCGATCAGCGCAGACTCCACACCATCGGCGCAGCGACGCAGGTAGGCATTACCGGAACGGGCTAGGCCAGATACCTGGCTCGTGACTAGCTGCGAGGCGTACTCTCGCGCCATCTTTCTTACGGTCACCTCGTCGACTAGCTGGTCGGCGACCTCGCTAGCGAGAGTGGCGTAATACTCATCTGTGTTCTTAGCTCGGGAGGGGTGGCTCTGAATTAGCTGCACCCTGATGTATTCGCGCGCTTCATCTGCATTCATGGGGGTTAGCACGTGATTTCTCCCTCAACTTCTTCGAACTCCGTTCGGACGAAATCGGACATGTGCGAGAGAATTGCGTCACGCTCCGCAGGTGACTGCTGCTTGAGTGTTCGCAACTCCCTGATCGCTGGGGCGAGCTGCGATAGTCGCGCAGCAATACGCTTGCGCCGGTCTTCAAGCTCCTGCTTTTCTCGCCGTTCAGCCTCACGTTTTTGCTGCTCCGCCCGGCGGGCTTCGCGGTCATGCTCGAGGTATGCCGCGTAGGCTCCGCGCATGGTCTCGAAAGTTCCTTGGGGCTTCGAGTTCAGCCAGGCCTGGGCTTCGGGGTGATTATCGAAGTAGCGGCCTGCCTTGTCTTCGCGGGCTTGCTCGTCGCGGGCTTCTTCAATACGGGCGTGCTCTTCGGCTTCGCGGCGCTGCCTCTCGGCTACAGCCTTCTCCTCAGCTTCAGAGAACGGCAGGTCACCAACAGCAACGGAGCGAAGAATGTCTTCACCTAGAACATCGAGAATTAGGCCAGCCTCGGAAAGCCTGTTCCGCGCAGCCTTGGAAGAAATCCCAACTTGGGATTTCTGCGCAGCTCGGTAAGTCCAGCGTCCGTTCTCCCGGCGCCCGGCCTTAGCTAGGGTGATCGCCTTCTCCGCTGCGAGCTGCCCAGCCGTCTGGTGCTTACGGTCATCGTTATCGCTAAGCATGAATGCCAGCGGGTCTTCCTCGCGCGTCTCAAAGGTGGGCTCGACGCCGGCCTTCTCACATGCAGCGAGGCGGTGGCGACCGCCGATAATGCGCCCCTCGGAATCCAGGCTGATCGGGTGTAGTAGCCCAATCTCTGCGATGGACTCCGCCATCTGCTCCACGCGATCTTCAAAGATTGGAAGATCAGCGATGTATGGGTGTGTCTTCATCTGGTATACTTTCTTCAGTTTCCTTTTTGCCCCTGTTCCCGCAGGGGCGTTTTCTTATGCCGCCGTTACGGCGCTCTCTGCTAGGACGAGAATCCGATCCGGCCTAGCTCCAAGCTCCGCCAGTGCATTCAGAACGTCCGGTGTGGGGCGGCGCGTGTTGATTGCCTTAGTCCAGGTGGGGCGAGACAGGCTGGTCGCTTCCGCGAGCTCCGAAATAGTCTTAATGTGGTGCCGTCGCTTCACAATGTCTAGCTCGTCGAGACTGATAAGAAATGACATCTTTTGTGTCCTCCTTTCTTGCTGTCTGACAAGAATGTACATCACCTGGTGGCAAGGTGTCAATACTTTACATCACTCAGTGGTGGTAATTACATGATCCGTACAGGTCACACACCACTTGATGTAAAGAAATCTTTACACTAGGTTTATGGGCATGAACCATAAAAACGACCCGCGAGACTGGCTTACAGCCATGGCTAAGCGACGTATTACAGCTGTCGAGATCGCCGACATCCTCGGCGTTTCACGAACGACCGCAAACGCACGAATCGCCAAAGGCGTTAGCGCAGATGACCTCATTGAGATATGCCGAGGCTTGGGCATTAACCCTGTGGAAGCTCTGGCTGAACTCGGCTACCTGCAGCACGGTGAAGTCATGTCGTTCATGGACATGGGAGGACAGCTTCTCGACACTGCTGAGGATGGCGACCTAGCCCTCGAGCTCGCGCGCCGCCTCAATCCCGCAACGCGCGCGCCGATCATCGACGAACTAGCCAGCAGGCGCGCTAAATCGAACAGTCGTACCCCCGTTGTCCGATCTGGTTGGGAGGATAGCGGCATCCCTGATGATGCGGTGGCTGACAGTAGCCCAGAAGTAGGAGGAACCCCAGATGACTACGACATGTAAGTCACACAAGCGCATCTACCTCTATGCAGATGAAACCGGGAACCTTGACTATGACGGCTCCCCCAACCCCCATGGCGGAGGAGCATCCACCTACTTCGGATTTGGGACAGCCGTATTCGACGACAATCACGGCTCAGACCTACTCAATGGGCTCCACTTACGAGCCCAAGCCACTAAAAACGGGATACATCTTCCCAAGGGATTTCACGCATGCGACGACAGCATTAAAACTCGAAATGAAATGTTTTCGGAGATCAAGGCACAGAAACCTCGCTTCGACACAACGTTTCTCTATAAAGCCAACGCATTCGATCACGTGAAACAAGCTGGCCCCATTCGCCTGTACAAAATGGCTTGGTACTTGCACTTAAAACAAATCGCGCTTCAAGTGTCAGAGCCAGATGACGAACTCTTCGTCGTCGTTGCAGAGTTCGGCACGAAGCGAGTAAAGGAAGCCGCCAAAGAAGCTGTGGCCGAAGTGTGCGAGCAAATTAATAGGAGAATCACGCTTTGCGTATGGACTGCACCTTCGTCTTGGGGGCTTCAAGTAGCCGATTACGGCCTTTGGGCTGTCCAGCGCACACTTGAGGGGAAAAAATGCAGTTGGTACGAGCCCTGCATCAAGCCCACCCTAAGCAGCACGTTCCTACCATGGGGATCCCCTGAACATTAAAGAACCGGCTATTCCACCTATCAGGATGGAAAGTCCTCCCCTGGAGGACTTGTCGCCGGTACACCCTCATAATAGCCCCAATGGACGACAACAGCAATGGCGACAAGGAGCCGTGTCAAAGTGACCTCGATCCATGACCTGCACGATATTGCCAACCTCCTGGGCGTGGAACTACGCCACCACAACGGCCTACCCAAAGGCTGGTACTCCCCCAGCCTCCGAGTGATCTCCACCATGCGCGACATGGCCGTATGGGATTACAAATCCACCCTCGCCCACGAGCTAGGGCATGCCGTCTACAACGACCAGAAAACCGGCAACAAGAACTTCGACCGACGCCAAGAAGCACGGGCAGACAGATTCGCCGCGAAACTCCTCATCAACGACGACGAACTGAAACACCTCGCCCCATGGCACGGCCACGATTTCCACAGCCTCGCCATCGACCTCGAAGTAACCCCACACATCCTTGAGATCTACCTCAAGGAACGACCCCACATCTTGAAGGAACTAGCAGCATGAATGCCAACCCGTACTCCAGCTACCCGGAATCACACCAGCCGCAACAATCACCACTGTGGAAGAAAGCCCTCGCGCTCCTGTCCGTAGCGTTCGGAGCAATGATGCTGTTCGGAGGGATTGCCAGTGGAATGTTTCTCTTTGGACTGTTTTTCGCGCTAGCTTGCGGCCTGCCCGGTGTGTGGTGGCTTATTCACCAACGCCGCGAGAAGAAGGGCGCGCAACCACTGAAACGACACTGGGGCATCATCGCAATTGTTTCAATCATGACGCTCTTCGTTAGCGTCGCTTTCCTCCCAGAAACGGAAACCCCCGACGAAGAGTCAGACCCAGCGTCATCAACTTCATCGTCTGCCCCCTCGTCGTCGACAGAAGAAACAACAAGTGAGAAAACAACGACGAACGAGGAACCGACCACAACTACATCGGAAACGCCGACTACTGAATCGACCGAGCCTTCAACCGAGCCAGAACAGCCAACGAGTGAGCACCAGGAAGTTCCCACTCCCGACAACAACGACGATGACGTAGACCATCATCACGCCCCACCTGCTCGACAGCCGGCCCCAGCAGCTCCACGTCCAGCTCCTCAGCCTGCGTACGAACCGCCTGCCCCCACTGGTGGGACTGTACACCCTGGGGCTTACTGCTCAGGTGGAACCGGAGTGAGCAAAACCGGAAAACCCATGATTTGCGCGCCAGGCTCGGACGGTCGCAACCGGTGGCAATCTGCCGGATAAGACAAAAGCGCCCCAGCCTCCCATCGTGAGTCAGCACAATAGGGACGCTAGGGCAATGTGTCAGCAGCGCAAATACCGACAAGGAACAATCTAGCATGGCTTCGATCAAGAAGTACGCCACGAAAAACGGGCACATGTGGCGCGTCCAGTACCGCAGCCCGGACGGGAAATCACGGACGAAACAAGGTTTCCCCACCAAAGCTAAAGCTCAATCATGGGCTGACAAAAACGCCGTCAGCATCGCCGACCACGACTGGACAGACCCCCAGCTTAAAAAGCAGACCCTCGCCCACGTCGCTCTGCCATGGCTCGCCCGCATCCATACTCTCTCCCCCTCCACTCGCCGCGTGTACACCATCGCCTGGAACAACCACGTGGATCCCTACTGGGGGCACCAGCCGATAGGCAGCATTGTCCCCTCAATGGTGCAGCAATGGGTGGATACACAGTCCGGGGGTGCGGTGACGATCCGCCGGAATGTGAACGTGCTCGCCCAGATCCTCGACTATGCAGTGCGTGACGGTGCATTGAAAACCAACCCAGCACGCGGTGTCATGCTGCCGAAAAAGAGCAAGGGGGTACAGGTGTATCTCACTGCTGAACAGCTGACCATGCTTGCCGACGAGGCTGGCGATAACGCGGTGATCGTCCTACTTCTCGGCACTGTCGGGCTGCGGTGGGGTGAACTCGCTGGCCTGAAAGTGGGTGACATTCACTTCCTTGCCCGGCGTATTCATGTCCAGCGCAATGCTGTGACAGTAGGCAATGACGTCGTTGTCGGGTCAGTGAAAACCGGTCAGGACAGGTGGGTGTCAGTTCCTGCGTTCATTCTCGACATGCTCGCCCCACTGTGTCGAAGCAAGCTACCGGGTGCGTGGGTGTGGGAACGCGCGCAGGTTGGTGGCCCGCTGAAGCTGCCAAGTAAGAAGTCTTGGTTCGATGGTGCGGTTCGTCGCGCGATGGTGCGTGACTCGTCGTTTCCACGGGTGACTGTCCACGGCCTGCGGCATGTGGCGGCGGGGTTGATGATCAGTCAGGGAGCGAATGTGTTGGCGGTGTCGCGCCAGTTGGGGCATGCGGATCCGTCGGAAACGTTGAATCGTTATGCCGCTTTGTTTGATTCGGATTTGGATCGGGTGGGCGCGTCGATGAATGAAGTGTTTTCTTCGGCGTCGTGGATTTGTCGTGGAATTGGCGGATAATGCGTCGTTTGCGCTGGTCAGTGGCAGCGTTGATGTGAGTTCGAGTCTCACCTGGGGCACAATTTCAAGCGGCGAGGCGCCGCTATTGAATATGTCTCGGGGCTTATGTGGT